AAGCAATTTATTTTCCATCATTTGTGAAGCTAGATCTACTTTTTCTTTCATCAATGCAATCTTTTCTTGATCATATATGATAGAAGGTGTAGTTAAATCTAGTTCAAAATTAGTCATTTGTTCGTCTCTATACCCTTGAGCATATAAATGAACTAACGCAATTTTATATAATTCTGAAATTAGAATACGTTGAATGCGATCAATGGTACGACCAAAACGAATATCTTCAGCTGCTAATGTAGCTTTACCTGAAAGGTCTTTATCATATCCCATAAATGCTTTAGGCACTTTAAGGGCAGCAAATAATTTTTCTCTTAAATATTCTACATCTTGAATACCATCGTATGATAGACCAGGTGTTGTTTCAATTTGAGTTGCTTGATCATTCCCTCTAACTGGTAGATAGAAATCTTCAAGTAAGTTTTGCATGTTGTATTTTAAATTATAATCACCGGTTTTCTCATCCATGTACGGAGTACGTTTTAAGGTTGAGATAGTTTTTTGCATGAAGTTTTCTACTTCATTTGGTGGAATAGAACCAACATTAATTTTAAAGATACGTTTTTCAGGTGCGCGTACAATTCTATGAATTAACATAGCATCTTCCATTAACGCATATTGCTTATATAATTTACGACCTGGTTCGATATATGATCTACCATAAGGTAAATAGTTCATATCCGAAAGTAAACGGAAGTGGGCAATTTCATAATTATCAAAAGTAACCATACTAGCATTTTGCTGGTTTGGTACACTATAATAACCTGAAGAAGAACCACCATAAAAACCATCTGGATTGTAATTAAATATTACTTTAGATGGATTTTCTGGGTCAAAATTTTCTTGTCTTTCAATGTGGTAGGCTGAATATGGTATTACATTATATACACCAAATTTTTCTGAAATCTCTAGTTTAAGGAAGAAATCACCATACTTACACATTTGACGAGTCCAAGACCAAAGGTTAAACTCAATATTTAATACGTCGTAAAATAAGTTATATAAAATTTTCTGAATGTCTTCATCGGATGATTTAATTTGTAATACCTCACCCATGTCATTTTTTAATGTACACTCATCAGCTACAATATCAAGAGCAGAAGCTACAATAGCATCTGTATCCATTACATCATAATCTGAATACAGCATAGTTCTCATATACTGGTAGTTCATGTTAAATTGAGCACCGTATAATGAGGTTGAAGATGGATTTTGGTAAACTCCTCTATATCTATCCATTAAAGAGTTTGTAGCAAACTCACCAGAAGTTTGTATGTGATCGGTATCAATAGTTTTTAATTGATTTCCACCTACATTACGGATAACAACATCCGAGGAGAATAATCTTTGTAATCTAGTAAATAAGCCTTTATCAGCCATAATAGTGTTTATTATTATAAATATTATCTAAAGAAGCCAACTAATATCTTCTTGGTTTCCATTTACATCTTGTATATAAGGATTATCAACATTATTAGCATTATACCCACCTTTCCAAGATACTTTATTAGTAGCTATACTATTTAAAGCAGCCTTACTCATATCTAAATGTTGTTGGCTAAATTTAAATGATGTATCACGCATAAACATACCAATACCAAATGACATAACTAAATCATCATTATAGCCTGGTTGGGCTTCAGCGCGTCCATTTTTCCACATGAATACTTTCATTTCTTCAAGTAAACGTTTTGATTGAATAGTAACAGATTTATCATTAACATATTCTTGAAGTTTACCTATTATTAAAGGTCTAACTCTAGATGTCATACTAAATCCAGGAACCATTTTACTTGTATCCATATATTTATCAAAATACGAATCTGCTCTTGTGGAATCACTTTTAGTTGAGTAATAAAGATTAATATACCCTCTGTCTATTACAGTTTGAATAGTTGCCCAACCAATTGAAGCATTCTCTATTACTAATAGGGCTTCATTATATTCAGTAGCTATACCTACTAGTAAATGACCAAATTCTTTAGTGCCTAATTGTCCTTTATATTCAGCAACTTGAGTATTCGTTTCAATATCAATAACATGGAACGCAGAATAATCTTTCCCATCTCCACGAGCAACGTCTGCAACAACAAGGTAGGTTCGAGAATAGTCAGCTGGTTCCCAAATCCATAAATTTTGATCAGCACCTCGTTTTTCGAGGGGATCTTTAATATAAGTTTGCTCATAAAATTCTAAGTATTCAGCATAGAATACAGTATCACCTGAGGTGCTAAAATCACAATCACATTCTTGTGCAGCCATTCTAGGATCACCTAATAATTCATCTTGTCTATCTCTCCATGTTTGATCACGCTCTGGATGGACATACCAGGGAAGTTTAATAGGTAAAAAATCATTTTCACCATTTTCTGCCCTAACCCAAGTTTGATGAAACCAGTTACCTGTACCATAAGGAGTAGATAATGCTATACACCCACCACCAGTAGCAAGTGTTTGTTGAGCTGAAGCCCATATTTCACCAATATTTTCAATAAATGCTGCCTCATCAATTAATAGTAATGATACTGCTTCTGATCTACCAGCATCACTACTTGCAGATGTTGCTTTAATTTGTGATCCATTACTTAATCGTAATGTTAATTTATTATTTTCAAGTGCATCTATTTTAAGCCAGGAAGGTAAATTTTCATACATAAATTTAACCTTCGTAACCATGTTTTTAGCTGTATCTTGTTTTGTTGCTATACAAAGTACGTTTTTATCTTTATGAAATAACATTAGCCATAAAGAATAACCAGCACCTAAAGTAGAAATACCTAACTGTCTAGATTTTAGTACTACTGAATAAGGATTTTCTTGGAATAATTTTAATACTTTATCTTGAAATGGATATAGGTTAAATGGAATACGCCCACGTTGAGGGTGCTGTATGTAACAGTACTTACGCATAAAATGAACTGGGTCAGCAGCACATTTAACATATTCTTGTTGAATAATTTTTCTTAAATCTTGACTCATTTACCTATTTTCCAATACATGCGAGCTGTATAGACAGGTTGAAAATCTGGGTTTAAACCTATTCCAAAACCGTATGCATTTCTTTTTTTATTAATGTATAATAATTCACCATTAATATTTTGTACTGCTTGATTAGTTGCTCCTACCGAAATACCTCCGAAAAATTCCTTTTTGTAGAGGTAAACAGTATTAGTAATTGTAGTTGTTGGGATGAATATGTTGGATTGAACATCTCGTTTTGATATTAAATTACGAGTAACCGTATCATTTATCACTATGAATCCAAGGCTATCAACCTTAATAGTATCAGTGTAAAAATACTTAGCATAATAATCTTTTAGAATGCTTATAGTATCAATGGGTGCTTGAAAAGTATCAATGTCTACTACTGTTTTTCGAATATATTTAGGTACATATTCTTTTGTTTCAACTTTTAAAGTATCCCACCTGGTTATTATTTCTGTAATAACCTTTGGTTCTACTGGAGGTGTAGAAGAGCAGCCTCGTTGTAAAAACAATAGAGCTGCTAGTACTACAACTAGTAAAGTTTGAATATTTTTAAATAAGACCTTCAAGTTCTTTCTTGATTTTAGTTAGTTCTTTTAAACGAGCTAATAATCTTTCTTTATCTTCACCTTCAGCTTTTTTCCATTTGTTAACTACAGCTTTCATCTCTTTAGATGTGTCTTGTAATTTACGAGAAATTGTAGATATTGAATCGTTCTTTTTAATATCTTTAGCTACTGGTTCAGCATCCTCATCTTCAGTTATATCTGCTTGTAATGCCTTGGTTTTTTCCAATTCGTCATTATATGCTTTAGCCACATCTACATCTTCTTGAGATACTTCTGTAAGGACATCTACGATAGTTTCTTTAATATATTCTGCTAATTCTGAACGTTTCATTGTAATATTGTTTTATTATAAATATGTTAAGAACTAATATAATTTATTATTTGGAGAATTCGTTCTTCAGTACTGCCTGAAATCTCATGGTAATTTTTAATACGGTGTTTATTTTCTGATACAATCAGATTGATAGTAGTATTAATTAAATTTCTATAATCAGTATCAGTTTCTCTAATACCATTATCTTCTATTTCTATACCTTTAGGTGATATATAAAATATATAATCATATTCTTTTAAAAATAACCTAGCATATTCTTCAAAGGATTGTTTATCAATAGCATCTATGGATTTAGATGCCTTAGCAAATGCCATAACATCCACTACAGTTCTATCTGTGATTATATTTTCAAGCATTAATTCGCTGGTACGTTCAGCTAAAAATATTGTTTGACCTTTTAATGTTGAAATTGTATTCATCGGAATACCTTTCGCCATTAATTCTTTAGAACGTTCTGTTCTAAAATTATAATCTTTAAAATAATCTAACTCTTGAAGAGCATTAACAAGTGTAGTTTTACCTACACTCATTGTACCACATAATCCTATTTTCATACTAAATTGTCATTAATATTTTCTTGTGATGAACCAGGCATTACCCTATAACTATCACTATCAAAGTGTTGTGTTGATACTTCGAATATAGTAGCTCCTTCTGTAAGAGCTAACATTTGGTGAGGTTGCCCAGGCATTAAATGAATACAATCTCCCTCTTTAACTATTCTTGATTTTAATTCTGCTGATTCAGTATTAATATACTTATATTCAAACTTACCTTTTGAAATATACCATGCTTCATCTTTAAGTAAATGATAATGCATTGAAAACTGTTTATTAGCTTTAAATACTAAAAGTTTACCACAATAAAGCTCATTATTGATAATCCATAATTCATAACCCCATGCTTTTTCATGGCGTTCACCTTGGTATGGTTGTGCTTCTATTGTTAAATCTCTCATATTAATTCCTATAATCAGATAATAAATTTTTCATTGAAGTATTTTTATACCAAGGTAGACCTTCACGTTCCTGCATAATCTCCATATATTCTTCATAGCCGTATTCAATGCCATTTAAATAATATGATTTAACCATTTCGCTACTATTATCATAAGGTTCAACAGCAGGACCATCCCATCTATGGAATTTCCAATTTTCTTCACCTTGGTAACGTGCTAAATGAATAATAGCACCTTTTGAATTGATTTCTTTATACTCGTATAATCTACTTTTAGCCATAACTTATTTATTTTAATTTATTAAATATACAAAAACTATTTTGAGAATCCAAATTAATATAATTCTACAAAATCAGGGTATTCTTCTTCGTCTTTCATACATTGCAATACCCATTCTGCAACATAATTTCCTTGTGCTCCTGAAACTGTAATACCACGAGCTGAGAGAGCATCACCTACAAAGTGAACATTATTATAATCAACTAATGCTAATGTATCATAATCAACTAATGGTTCAGGTGATAGATACTTAACTTCAGGTACATATACACCCCAATCATCACCTAATGTTGGAAATACTTTTTTCATATCCTCAATAAAATCATCAATATATGAATAGTAGCCTTGGAATGCTTCTCTTACTTCATCCATTTCACTAATGGTAACAGCACTTACATTCTCACCTTCAGATGTAGTAGATGGAGTACGAGTAGGGCTATAAAATAAACCTGTACCCTCTTTATTTACTTTCTTTACTAAATCTCTAGACCATTTAAATGGTTCATCAATACCAGGAATTTCCATTAATATGCCAAAATTGGTCATATTATTCCTAAATGCTTCATCTTTTTTAGCATGTCCGTTGTAGCTATGATCTCCATACGTTTCTTCAACGGCAACATATGCTGCATTGTTGTTTGTACAGAAAGAACGTAGTGATACTCCTTCATCAAATTTTCTATATAATTTAAAGTCATAACTAATGTCAATTAGTTTTTGGAAGTGTTTTTGTGGTGCTTCAAATCTAACACCAACTTGTACTGGTTTTGGTTCAGTAGGTAGTTTATAATCGTCTGCTAATTGTTTACCAAAATCTATACCTGATTTACCTACTGCAAACATCAAACGATCATAATTAATAGGCCAATTTTTAGGATTTATAAAGGATTCTTCTTCTCCTATGAATATTTCTTGAGCATCAAAATCAATTGAAGTTACTTTAGTTTCCCAAATAAACTCAACACCATTATCAACTAAAAAATTATACCAATTTTTTCCAATCTCATGCAGATAATCTGTACCAACGTGCCATACAGGAAACAAACGTAACCCAAAATATGGTTTGATAAAATCAGGTTCTGCTATTGGATTTGAACATTGTACTTCCTCTGGTTTAGGGTGGAAACGTTTAAAGTTATTAATTACCTCATCAAACAATTCCATTGCTTTCTCTTCACCACAATATTTAGACATATGTCCTCCAATTGCTGTGTGATAAGTTAATTTACCATCACTCCAACCACCTGCTCCTAAAAACCCAGTCATTACTTCTGAGTATGGTCTACGATATGGATCTTTACCCATATCAATAATTGTGATGTTTTTGCCTGGGAATCCGTTGTCTACTAACTTAGTAGCAGCATTAACACCTGCTACTCCAGCGCCTACAATTACTAGTTTCTCTGCCATTTATTTTAAATTTTTAACCCCTAAATATACGAAAAATATTTTGGGAATCCAAGTTGTGGGGCCACAGCTCCCATAAAAAATTAAATTGAGAAATCGACTGGCTATGAATCAGTCTAAATGTATTTTGAGTGTTAAATTACCAGTGCCTTTTATAACACGATGCCACTCATGACGTTTAATAAATATACGCTCATTTAGTGAGGTAGGCAAGCTATCTTCAAGCTGAATAGACCAATCAGTTTTACCTATAATCTCAATAGTACGATCTTGATCATCTCGATGCCACATTAACTCGATTGGGTCAATGTCGTCTCCGAATTCACGGAGAATATATTTGTTTGTAATCTCTAAGTCGGTGTAGGGTTTACCAGAACCCTCCGAAGTTTGATTTGAGTCCGAGTAACTTTGCATAACGTGGTAGACGGCAAGACCAATATCCTGCTTTAGTTTTATCCTTCTTTTGAGCACATTTGTGACGTTTTGCAAACGCATTACGTGCTTTTTTATCATTAATTTTAGCTCTTAAACCACCTGAACCAAAACGTACTGTTTTAATTTTCTTGGTTTTAGGATCTTTAACATAAAC